ACAACTGGAAGCATGAACATTGCTCTTGGTAAAGATGCTTTAAGTTCTATTACTACAGGAGAAAAAAATGTAGCTGTTGGTTATCGTGCTGCCGAAGCTACTACAGATGCAGAAGATAACGTAGCAGTTGGAACGCAAGCATTAGAAGAAAACTCAACTGGTGATAGAAATATAGCTATAGGTACAAGAACTTTAGACGAAAATACAACTGCTAGTGATAATACTGCTGTTGGGCATGAAGCATTAAGAGTTAATACTACAGGAACGAATAACGTAGCTGTAGGAGCTAATGCCTTAGATGCTAACACTACAGGTGCTGATAACGTTGCTGTAGGAAAAAATGCTTTAGGTGCTAACACTACTGCAAATTGGAATACGGCTATTGGTAATGTTGCTTTAGCTGTAAATACTACAGGAGCTTATAATACTGCTGTAGCTCAAGGTGCATTATCAGGTAACACTACAGGTGAATATAATACTGCGCTTGGTTATGAGTCGATGGATCAAAACAGTACAGGAGATAAGAATACTGCTGTAGGTTCATTCGCTCTTGAAAGGAACAGTACGGCTGATCACAATACTGCTGTAGGTTATAAAACATTAGAAACTAATACAACAGGATCAAATAATATCGGAGTGGGAGGATTAGCCTTAAATTTAAACACAACTGGTGCTCAGAATACAGCTACTGGTTATAATGCTTTAGGTGCTAATACTACAGCTAATGATAATACTGCAGTAGGTTTTTATTCATTAAGTAATAATACAACAGGATGGAATCATGTAGCTATTGGTAAAGATGCATTGTACGCAAATACAACAAGTAATAGCAATACAGCTGTAGGTTATCAAGCGATGTATGCTAATACTACAGGTGGTGCTAATACTGCGGTTGGAGGTAGTGCATTAGATGCAAATACTACGGGTAATTATTTAACTGCTATTGGTCAATCAGCACTTGGAGCTAATACTACAGGCAGTAGTAATACTGCTATAGGTACAAATTCATTAGATACAAATACTACAGGTCATAGCAATGTAGCTGTTGGATATAAAACAATGGATGCTAATACTACAGGTTCTCAAAACGTTGCTGTTGGATATCAAGCATTAGACGCAAATACTACGGCTGCTGCTAATGTTGCTATAGGTTATGGTGCTGGCGGTGCTATTACTACAGGTGGTAATCATACTGCTATTGGTGATAACGCTTTAGCTAATGTTACTACGGCAACCAGTAATACAGCTTGTGGTAAAAGTGCTTTATACGCCAATACAACAGGATACGGCAATGCAGCTTTCGGTTATAACAGTTTACCTGCGACAACTACAGGTTATATGAATACTGGCCTTGGAGCCGATACAGGAAGAGATCTTACGACTGGTGATTATAATGTTTTCGCAGGTAGATATGGTGGTGCTGGTGTAACTACTGGTAATCGTAACATCGGTATTGGATCATATACTTTATATGGTGTATGTACTGGTAGTGATAATGTTGCTATTGGTTATGAAGCATTAACTACAATAACAACTGCTAATAATAATATTGCTATCGGTAAGGAGGCAATGCATGATACTACTACTGGAAATGGATGCGTAGCTCTTGGTTATCAAGCTTTATATGATAATACAACAGCTGTTAATAATACTGCTTTAGGTTATATTGCTGGATATAATATAACAACTGGTAGTTACAATACTGTAGTTGGTCAAAACAGTGCTCCAAATTTAACTACTGGTGCAAATAATGTTTTACTTGGTCATTTAGCTGGGGCATCTAGTTCACCATCTGGTACTCTAACAAATGAAAGTAACATCATTGTTTTAGGTAATAATAGTATTAGTTCTTTATATTGTGCAGATACCTCTATTTCATCCTCTGATAAAAGAGATAAAACTGATGTTGTTAACTTTACAGAAGGTTTAAGTTGGGTTAACAAATTAAATCCTGTAACTTATCGTTGGGATAAACGTGCCTGGTATGATGATAATACTCCTGATGGAAGTAAGAAACGAGATAAGAAACATATTGGATTCTTAGCTCAAGATGTTTTAACTATAGAAGGTAATCCTGAGAAAAAAGATATGTTAGTTGTAAACTTAAATGAAGATGATACAGCGTATGGTCTTAAATATGAACGTTTAGTTCCCGTTCTAGTTAATGCAATAAAAGAACTATCTGCAAAAGTTACCGCCTTGGAGGGCAATTAATAATGGCTGAAAAAACAGCAGACGAAGTAGCAGTAATCTTTTCCGCTGCAGGTGATAGCGTTACAGTTATCAACACCGCTAGAGATGCAGATAACGAAACTGCTGACGAATACAAAGACAAGGTGAAGCGTAACGTAGATCATCTTGAAATAATCAAAGCTTATAAGAAGGAAGATGGTACGACATCTATCTGGACTTCTGAAAGCTTCACTGCAATTGATAAAGCAATCACAGATGGGAAGGCTAAGTACTAATGACACAATCCATCCCTGAAAAGATCATTTCTATTCAAAGTGAAATAGAAACATTAGATCTTGAGTATAGAGAACTTATGCAAGACAAGGCTTTGAAAGAACAGAAATTCATTGAACTTCAAGGTGCTTTAAAAGTACTAACTGAATTAAATGGAGATCAATCTACCAACACCGAACCTTCCTAAATCTCTAGACATCCCTCAGATGTACTTTAGACCGCCTACAGCAGACGTTCCGGCCTATAAGCCTATGATCATACCCCCAGCTGATTTGGAGCGTCCTGAGGACACTGAGGCGGAGGAGACAACAGAACAACCAGAACCACCTAGCTTAAAGATTCCGGTATTGGATATTAAAATGCCAATACCTGAAACAGCTGTAGTGGTAACAGCAGTAACAACAGCGGTGGTAGCAGTAGCTACTACCTCTCTTACTCAAACTTTATTTGAACCAATTAAGAAAAAGGTTCAGAAACAACTACAAGCTAAAGTTAATAAATGGAAGGAAAACCAGAAGAAAAAAAAGGACTCCTCAACAAAATCAAAGACGGAATAGAGGATCAAGATGCTCAGATACAGATACTCGGAACTTTCGTCAGACTTGGCGTAGTTGTTTGGTCTGGGTTTATTATAACTTTAAATTACTTAGAACTACCTGTAGTTAAGAAATCTGGTAACTCAGATATCACGTTCGTTGCCAGTGTGTTTACGGGAGCATTAGCGACTTTTGGATTGTCTACTGGTAATAGTAAAGATAAAGGTCCAAGTACTGCCGTCAATTGTCCAATGGTAAAGAAAAAGGAAGAATGAAGAAATGGCTTTTACTCTTAGCACTGTTCTCCCCCTCGGTAGCAAGAGCAGAGTTAGTCACCCCACAATTCACCCAGGGTTCGATGAACTCAACAACAACAACGACTCAAGAGATCGTGGAGGATATAACCATCACGAAATATGGGTCAGTGTTAAATCAATGGTCAGGAGACAATATAACACATACTTCAGCAAGTTCTGGAGGTATAGCGGATTCAGATTCTGTCTTCACTATAACAACAGCTGGTTCAGACTTCACTCTAGAAGTGATATCAAGAGCAGCCAACCAAGTGTTAGAAACACAAGTAATAGAAAGAGAAATAGACACTACTTCTACTACAGTTTCCTTATCAGTCTTCTCGCAGTAGGATGCACTCCTGCATATGCTGAAGAAGGAGAAACCAACAATACCTCAAATCCAGTTGCTGCTGCTACTGGTAACGTTACAAACCAAGCTGTACAATTTCAAAACAATGGAGCACCCTCCAGACAGGTCTACGGACCTAATATAAGTTGTAATGGTAGTACGATGACCTTTTCCCCCTTCTATATGGGTAATCATACTAAACCTTGGGATATAGATGACGATGGTATGAGACCTTCTAGCTATACTATGGCTGAAAACTGGGGAGGACAGATTAACTTTATGATCCCTCTAGATAGAGAAGGTTTAAAACGTTGTAGAGCTATAGCAGCACAACAACATGATAAGATGAAGTTGAATTATGAACTTGTCCGTATAGACAATTGTGCTAAACTTCAACAGAAAGGCTTTATGTTACTTCCAGGTTCACGGGTCTATCACCTATGTAGTGATGTTATACCTATAGCTTCTTGGAAAGCAGCTGAAGCTAAAGTTCTTAAATGTAAATCACCACCTAAGCCTTGGTATAAGCCTTGGCATCAACCTAAAGAAACATGTAAAATGAGTACCTTATCAGACAAAAAAGCTAAAGAATTAGCTACTCCTCCAAAGGAAGAGAAGAAAAAAGAGACTAAGTAAACCCTACCCACTATAATAATGATCGTATTAATCAAGCCCATCCTTTTCGCCTTCTTGAAGTCAGACTCAGTGAAGAAGCTAGTAGTAGATTTACTAGAAGCTTATGTTGCTAGAACTGATAATAAGTTAGACGATCAAGCATTAAAAATTGTAAAAGAAAAACTATTCAGTTAAATGGCAAAGAAAGCCACAGAAGAGCAGTTTGATGAACTGCATAACTTAGTCACTACGGAATTTCTTGATAGGGTCCGTAGTGGTGAAGCAACTACCCAAGATTTAAAAGCAGCATGTGATTGGTTAAAAACTAACGACATAACTGGTATTGCCTTAGATGGTAGTCCATTAAGTAAGTTAGCAGCAATCATGCCAACAGTAGACCCAGAACTTGTACAAAGGAGACTCTATGGCAGCAAAACTAGGTAAGACAGCCCGACACTACCGATCTAATCCTAAGTCCAGGGCAAAGCATAACGCAGACAATGGGACTGGTGGTAAGTATAAACATAGTAATGACTATAAAAGAGAACATGCCTCTGCTAGAGCTAGTTTAAAGATTAAGAAAGGTTCTACAACTGATGCCTCAAAACAACCAGACGGTTCGTATAAGAGAGAAAGTCGAAAGGCTAACAGAGGCAGAGGTGGAGCACAGAGGAGGTAAGTATGGAAGATCCATATCAAACTAAAGAAGATTTAAAAATCGGAGGTGTTAATCTATCTGAAACTTGGCGTGGTGCTAAAAGAGTTGATAACTGGAAAGACCCTTTTGATGTAGGAGCTGCGGCTGCTGCACATACAGCTGAATTTCTTCTTCCTCAAAGTAAAGAGGAAGTGATGATGGAATTAGCAACTCTAGGTCAAGGTAAGAAGATTAAACTTGGTAGAAAGTTAGTTCATGCAGCTTTGAAAGATATACCTTTTTATCAGAAAGGTGAGAAGTATGTAAGTGGTAAACTTAATGAATGGTTTAGTCAATCTAGATTTAAACCTAAACCAAAACCAGCTTACTCAAATCAACAACAAAGACCAGCTTACTCAAATCGTCCTGATGCAGATGGCTTATACACTGAAGCTCCTATAGATGAGCAGAGTATGTGGGAAGCACAGCAACGTAAATTACTTCAACAAGATCAAGCAACTGTAACTCAAGGATTTGCTGATCCAACTGGTCAGGCATCTTCAAAGTTTTATAATCCAGAATTTGGTGATGTTCTTGCTAATGCAGATCCAAAGAACGTAGAGTTACTTAAAAAAATTGGATTAGATGATAACCAATCTAAATTTGTACTTGATAATTATTATAAAGTAGATAGAGATACAGCAGCTGCTATTGAAAATCTTTATAACAATGCAGATGAATTTGAGGATACTAAAAGGGTAGCATTGCCTTATTTATTAGAAGCTTGGTCTAATATAAAACGAACTAAAACTCCACAACTTGATCATGTAAACCAATTAAAAGCTGCTTTACCTTTCTTTAATAACGCACAAGTTCAAGAATTTCCAGCCATAGCAAGAATACTTCTTGAAGAAGGTGTGTTTGGAGGGCATTCACGTAAGAACTTTAAGTATTTAGAATTTGATGTTCATTCAGTTAAGAGTGCTTTCTGGAGACGTAGAGTTGGTGGTAATGGTGAAAAATTCTTTGCAGGTAAAGATATAAGTACACCTGAGAAATTAAGAGCTGCTGCTAGAGAATATGCAGAGATTATAAACGAATCAAATGATATTGTTAATAATGCTATTGAGCAATATAAATTAATGAATCAAATAGATGTATCAGAAGCAGAGTTATTAGAGATTGTAGATAGACTTGGTAGTGATCGTATAGATCCAAAAACTACGGTTAAACAAGTAAGAGCTATAATAGCTGAAATTGAAGCTGATGATCTAGCTAATACTTCAAAAGCATCAGAAAAAGCAGAAAAAGCAGTAATTAAACAAGAAGGTAAAGACTTAAAAGCTGCAGATAAAAAGAAAGAACAATTAGCTAAAGATGCTGCTTCTGTTGACAGAAGAACTGCAGAAATAGAGAAGTATATTTCAACTAGAGAAAAAGCTTTTAAAGGTGCATACCCACTAGGTATGAAAGATGATCAACTACATGTTCATGCTGAAGCAATTGTTAAAGAGATGAAAAGGAATAGACTTTTAAGAGAAAATATACAAGGTACTATTTATGATCAACAAGATGAAGCTGCTCTAATAGAAAAAATAAAGAGAAATTTATTTGAAAAATCTAGAAGAAAATGAACGACGTTCTAACCGCCCTACAAGATGACTTCAAGCTCTTCCTACAAGCCCTATGGGATCAGCTTGATCTACCCTCCCCAACACGAGCACAATATGCAATCGCAGACTATCTTCAGAATGGACCTAAACGTCTTCAAATTCAAGCTTTCCGTG